AACGGTTGACAACTGTGGTGTCAATGGTTGACAGATATTCAATTTCCAGGAACACTGTGAAGCGTATCTTGAAACAGGCAGTAGAGGCTGGTTGGGCGACAGAATTTAAACCAACTAAAACTTGCCCCAAAGTGCATTATGAGGCGACAGAGATAACTATGCATGAATATTCTAATCGTGTAAAACGAGAAGCAACTTTGTTTGATGATGATTTTAACAAGACTTCTATGGCCTTTCAAAAGTTACTAGAATTTGAATTGTACATCGACGATATGTGGCATCTTGGCAATTAATAGCGTCCATGACTGACACCTAAAGTGTCAACCATGAACACTACCCCTGACAACCTCTCTAGTCTAAAATGAGTGACTAGGGAGGTTTTTTATTTCGACAACTGTTAAGACGCTCAGACTGTCTCAAATCGTCTGTTTATTCAGAGGTCAACTCCATGGCGACCTATAAAGTATACTAATGATTAAACGGGAGCAGAAATGAGTATAGCAACGAATAACTATAGAGAACTTGAGAGAACTCAGGTCGACAGAGAGCAGAGTATGCTGAATGAGGGCCGTGAGAGGTACCACAGACGTAACGATCAGCAGCATCCTTCAAATAGAAACGTAGAACACTCTTTAGTGACTAATGCTATCGAAAGAGTCTCTACAGAGATAACTAGAGCTATTAAAGAAGAAGAGCATAGACTAGGCAAAAGATGCACTAGTTTCAAAAGTGAATGGTTTGATGACTTAGTTTCGCTAGATGCAGATATCCTAGCTTACATAAGTTTAAACCAATGTTTTAATCATGCGAGCATTAAGAACACATTTACTCAGACCTTGGTTGCAATCGGAACAAGAGTAGAGCTTGAGGTTTGGTCGGCTGGCTTAAGAGAGTTCGATAGGCACATAGGTAAACTTGTGACGAGCCAAGCTACCAGTGGTCACTCTAGTTTTGAATACCGA